CTTCTTGTCCTGACTCAGGATTTGCAACATTATACCCAAATAATTTCTTATATACAGGTTCTGACATTTTTCTAGTTTTAGCAAAATCAATAAAATCTTCAACCATATTATCTAAATTACCTGAAACAATCTTCTTGTTAACAAATACTGTACACATTAATGGAAATGCACTTTTTACTCCAGCAGGTGGTTGTAATAAAAACGCATCTGCCGCTTGTTTGTTTTGATCTATTTCTCGCTGAGTTGTAGCAATCATAGTTTTGTTTATTTTTAACTTAGGAACTGTAGGCATTTTTGCTGGAAGAATAGCAACATTGCTTGAATTTTTTAATTGTCCTATAGTACCGTTTAATAGTTGTGCTTGTTGCACGTTTGTTGCTTGTGGTGGCAAATATTGATGAACAGCGATACCGGCAACTTTATCTTTAATTAATTCACCAACCCAGTTACCCTGAGCTTCTACTGTATATGTTATGCCATTAGGATTTGCTTTAAATTTATACAAGCCATCTTGTTCTTGTAGAGGATTACTGAATAATAAATCGCCCCAATAGAATCCGTTTCCAGAATATGATTGCTTTAGTCCTGGCCAAATAGTTGCTATAGTTTGATGTAGTTGACTACGGTCTACACCCCTAGCCATATCATATTTTTGAAATGCTTTTGGACTAGTAACATGCCCACTACCATCACTTTTGTTAAACATATGTTTGTCGCATATGATGAACTTACCGTCCATTCCAGTACCAAAAATCAATGCAGGATATCCGTCCCATTTGATAGTCACTACATTAGGATTTTTTACTGTATCAACTATTGCCTGCAAGCCCTGTTGTGCGCCGGCGGCACCTGTATGAAATATTAAATCTTCAGGGTGCTCAACGTGAGCCTTGGTTAATTCAATTTCTTCTTTAATTACAAGGTTGATATCTTCTAGTTTGTTAACTAGACCACGTAGATATTCTGAATTCATTTTTTTCTTCTTATTGTATTTTTAGATTCCATAGTAGGTTCTCTCCTACTTAATGGCCTATATGGTTCTTTATCCGGTGTTCTTGAAGATAAGTTGTTTGCCATTTTATTAAATACATCCGAACCAGTAGTAGGTTTAGGTGTACGAGGTGTTGTTAGATTACTTGCCATGTTGCCAAAAGCATTAGCTCCAGCATTAGAAGTGGTAGCGGGTGCTGTTAGATTACTTGCCATCTGACTAAATGCATTAGATCCTGAATTATTTTTTACAGGTGTAGTAGGTGCATTAATTTTAGATTTTCCCGTGACTACTTCTTTATATAATTGATTATATTTTTCAGGGCTTTGTCTATACAATATTTGCATTGCAGTTTTTACAACTCTAGCTAAATCATCAAGATTTTCTTTACCTGTCAATTTTCTTATAGACTGAATTACTTGTTGAGTAGTTCCACTAAGTTGTTCAGGTTGCGCGGTTTGTTGCGGAGCTTGTGGTCCTCCGGCAGATCCTTGCGTTGGAGTATTAAAACCCTGTCTAGGTTGATCCTGTTGTACTGTAGTTGATGCAAGCAAATACATTTTATCTATCAATTGATTTAATGCTGGCGAAAAAAATCCTTTTTCTGAACCAGCTTTTTGAACTAGTTCTTGGAACTCTGGATTTTGCACTGCCGAATCACTGACACCGTATTTTTTCATAAAAGAATTAGCGATTCTTTCTACTGCTTCTGGCTTACTTGTATTCTTACTAGTGTTTAATTGTAGTTGCTTTTTGAAGTTATCTGTGAAATATTTTTTATGTGCAGCCGCGTTTCCAGCGCCTCCGCCTATACCTAGGTTATTATAAATACCTGCTCTAAAATTGTCCATAGGACCTACTTCATTGATTTGATTTTCAACGATAACTTCTTTAAGTTTCATCTTCTTTTTTCCTTAGACTTTTACTAAATCTACCTTGGTCTCTAGCTTTGATTGCACTTAGAAGTTTCTTTTCTAACACTAATGCTTTTTCTGCATCATAGTGTTTGTTAATCATTTCCAACAGATTAATAGCACTAGTAATAATATTATGTGCTCTACCTTCAATAATGTGTTTGGCATCACGGTTTTGGCCGATTGCTTCTAATTCTTCTAACAGACTGCGAGTTTTTCTTTGCATGATGTAGATATCCTAGTTGTATTTATCATTTTTTAAGATTACCCAGCAAGGCCTTAAGTTTCGCACCCTGCACATCAGCAACCACTGTTTTTGTGACAGGTTCTATTTCTACTGTTTCCCCTCCTGCAGTAACAGTAGATTGAGTCCTTAATCTGCTCATAATGTCGTTTGGACTGGGACTAGACTTGTATTTTGCTTGTTGTTCAGCATATCCATCAGGATCCTCGTCTGTAATACGCATAGTTTCAATATTGTATTCCAAGTCAATTTTCTGTCCTACCCCTGTAGAACTACGACTTTTCATACACTGAATTTGATACTTACCGCGTTCACGCATACTACGGCTTGTAAAGATACCGAACACGTTATCTGCTGTGTTAATCTTACTGATACCCCCAGCAATGTGACTGTGGTCAAACTCAATTTCTTCAACTGCGCTACGATTCAATTGACTTGCAGTTACCATTAAGATACCTAACTCTTTTGCTAAGTTACGTAATTCTTCCGAGACATACTTGTCTTTAATAAACTGGTCGTTTGGATTGACTTTAACACTTACTGGCATAACCAAATCAAGATAGTCAATCATTACAAAGTCAACTTTGATACCAGTTTGAATCTGTACTTCTTTTAAATATGAACGAATGTCATTTACATTACTTTGTGCGGGTAATCCCTTAACACGATATTGACCTGCTTTCTTTGCAGCCATTTTAACTCTAAGTTCAGTACCATCTATATCTTTACGAATATCTCTGGTGCTCATCATAGTCAACATCGCATCAGTTCTAAGTGAAGTCAATTCTTCTGACAATTCTAATGAAATATAAACACCACTTAATCCCATGTTCAACCAATTCAATGCAATGTTCATCATCACCAAACTCTTACCTGAACCTGAGCCACCTGCAAAGATATTCAGTTCACCGCGACTGAAGCCACCATATAGTAGTTTATCCATTTGCGGCCAGCCTGTACTTTGTTGTCCACCTGCATTAAAGTACTTGTTGATACGTGCTTTAGGGTCAGCAAAATAATCTGTACCCATATCACGTTGTAAACTAATCTGTACCGCATCTTTGATTAATTTTTCAACAGGGCCAAAGTCACCCTTGTCTAGTAAGTCAGCACTCTTAAGAATTGCTCGTTCTAATTCTTGTCGTTTAGTAAATGCTTCAAACTCTGCTAGAAACCATTCTGTGTGTTTGTCACCAAAATCTTCAATTGATTCAATTTGTTGTCCTGTAGTGGCTTTGATTTGTGTACTATCAGGCAACAAACTATACTTCTCACTATACTCAACCATGAACTCAGCGACAGGTCTTAACGACTTGTCAAAGTTTTCTGCATTCATAATGTTCATAACCCTTGTATACAATTCTGCATTTGTTAGCATCATTTGCAGAAAGAGCCGTTGAACATCTACATTATATTCCTTTAGCAATCTGTTTCTTCCTTAATTCTATTTTAATTTTACTCATTGTTGCATGTTCTAATATACTTAACAATGTAGATAGCTTACCATATTTTACTACTGCATCATTTACATCTTTGACACCATTCCCCCATTCAGGTAAACTAACATGATACCCTAATTCTAATGCTCTATCAGTAACTTTCAAGCCTGTCTTATCTTGATCGGGTACAAAAATGATTTTCTTATTTAACTGTGCTAATACACTTGCTTGCTCATTGCTGATATCATCATGCATTGTTGCAACACCATCAATTGATATTGCATCAAATATACCCTCTACTAGTATACACACTGTCCAATCATTGTTCTGATTGTCAATATTAAATACATATCCCGATTGTTGGTCGTTGATAAACTTAGGGATTTTGTTATCTATAAATCGTGTTGTGTTTCCTACGATTTTATTTTTATATGTATATGGAACAATTATTCCATATTGTGTTCTATTCTTATTATTTGGATTTACATAGAACTCATACTTATCTAAATTTACTTTTCGCTTCTCTAAATAATCTACAAAAAATTTATGCTGAGGGTTAGATACCTCTAGTAAATCACCGTCGGGTAATTTCTTTGTTTTGAACTTGACTTCTTCACGTTTACGTTTAATGATAAAGTCAAGTATGTCTTTATGCTGTAGACTTTCTAAACTCCAACGTTGAATTTGTTCGTTGTCAACCCCACACCATATTAGAAATTGCCTAGTCTTACTATTGATTGTTCTGCCTAATGTGAAACTACAACTGTAATTACAATTGAAACAATGCATTACCCAATTTGTTTGTCCGTCAAATTTAATGCCACCTCTTCCCCGTCTGTCTGGAGTATGACCACGATGGCTACAACACAATGCGTTGAAACTTGTCCAACCACTACTTGTTTGTTTTTTCTTGCCTGGAATTATTGATAGGATATCAAACATGTTAACATTGTAACATATTTTCAGTACAAAAGCAATCTTATCTGGCTAAAATTTGAGTCACATCGCCCTGAGTACTTACAAACTTGACACGTACATATGGGTGAAAACCATCGATGATGTATCCTTCAGTACCGGTGTTATCCAAGTATGGATAACTATTACCAATATTATACCAATCTGCATCAGGTAAGGTAGACCCTTGTACCTGTGCGTTACCGCTATATCCTTGGAATAAGGTTTGTATAGTCAACAAAGGATTGTCGGTCGTATTGATAATACTGCTGTAATAAGTCTCTGTACTGTTATTAGGTATGCTATGACTAGGAATAGTTACATTAAACGCAGGAATAAAACTAGGTAAGATACTATTAACTATTTCTACGGTTCCTCTAGCACTTGCTTCGCTGTTGACAAACACCGGATAGTTATATCCATTTTCAGCCATTTCTAGTGTATAGTAGCAATATTGAGTATCAATATCTTCTAATTCTACAGGAGATATAATGACCTCGCACAATCCGTTCAATGCTAGTGTAAGAGTTAGTAGTTTCTCTAGGATAATTTCTTCACCATTATAACTAATTAATCTAAAAATGATTTCTCTGCTGGTAATGTTTACAGCCTTTTGTTCCTGATTTAAGAATTGAAACTGTAGCTTGTTATCTACGCCTTTATTAAGTCTTAGGTTCTTTGCATACACTAGTTGATACCTCCTGGCTGAATTACCGCTAAAATACACAACAATTTGTCTGGGGGTGAAATAATAAACACTTGTTGAATACACGATAAATTTGCTCCTATATCTTATTTATAAAAATATATTGGGCAAGTACTTTTGATAAATAAACCGTATATAATAAAAATGATTAGCAACGATTTCTTTAAAAAACTAACAGAAAATCATCCCTTTATCACGGTTTGCTCATACGCCGGGCAAGATTATGTTGGTATTGTTCAAAACAGGGATGATGTTGTCACCACTATATATGATTATGGATCTATCATACATGGTGAACTTCGTGAAAGATTCTTAGAATTAGGAGACACTTGGTGGTGGGAAAGTAACAGACTAATCCCAATCAACATGTTTCTTAAAGAAGATTGGGGACCGTTCAAGCCCTATCTTAGGACTTTCAATAACAAGAGTTTAACTATAATTCACGGTCCAATATGTAGTATGCTAGAATTAAACAAGCGCAAATCAAAAAGAAAATCAATCACCCTCGTTAAGAGAATGCCCTGATTCTGCAAGTAGATTCATATGCACTACCACTAGTTGTGCATACGCAAGACTGTGACTTTTCTTAAAACTATACCCGTCATCATTCTTATCCCAAACAGTCTTATTAACATCAACCCAGGGTAGTCCAATCAAATGCTTCTTTCCCGGACGAATCACTGCTAAGAACATAGCTAATCTGGTCATGCTGTCAATTGGTTCTGGCATCTTTTGCATACTAGCATAATGATTGCTAACGTGAATCAATTGTTCTACAAACAGTTTATCCTTTAGTTTGTCCCAATTAGGTTCACGCATCAATTCAATTAAGTGCATTTCATCACGCACCTTGTCATATACATGCACATTCAAAAAGTCTAGTTTAAGATATCCACGCTTCTCTGCTTCAGTATAATCAATATTAGCCATGTCATTGATACTATCATACGGTATATCAGTTACATATATTCCTGTTGCATGTTTGCGAATAGGCTTGACATTACGCATAGAGGCGGGAATATATTTGATATGTTGCAATATCTTTTCTCTGTCCCCGAAATCAATGTCAATGTCTGAATTAAATTTCATTATATTTAGGAATGCAATTATTTAATGCAGATTCAAGACTTTGTATGGGAAATGTTGATTGCAATTTAACAGTGTTTAATACACAGTTGCTACGAGGTGCCACTACTGCTTTTATAAATTCTTCTTTAGTAAACCATTCTTTATCAAAACCAAGCATATCTGCTAATTGTTTAGTAGTGGTTGAACCTGGATTACAAACATTGTATAATCCTTTAGGTATTGTCTTATGATTGTTTGCAAACTCTACTGCAACTTTAGCTACATCAGGAACATAACTCAAACTGTTTTCATAGTCAATTAGTTTTTCATAACGTGCTAACTTACTGAATAGATTTTTAGGATCATGGTCATCGCTAAAAGGCATACGAATACGCAACAGATAACTCTTATTCATATAGGGTTCTAATAGTTTTTGTTCTAGTGCTTTACTACCGCTATAGAAACTACCATTATTAAAATTGAAATTAGGTTCATCAGATTCACTATAATGCTTTTCATAACCCGTGTATACACAGCCACTAGAAATATGTACAATAGGACATTTTTCTGTTTGTTCTAAGAACAATGGATATAACACATTACCATCAATTGTTTCTTGTTTATAAATCTCGCAAGCATCTACGTTAGGCACTCCTGTAAATCCAGTAGCATTGATAATTGCTCGTTTACCGGCTGGTA